GTGAAGAACAAGATGTTACCCTTGACGAATTAGCAGCAGGTTATAGCAGACAATCTGATTATACTAGAAAGACAACTGAACTTGCTAATCAAAAAAAACAATTTGAACAGCAACAATCAGAACTTACACAAGAGAGGACTGCTCTCCAACAAGGACTAGAACAAATACAAAACAGATTATCATTAGAATTAAGCCAAGAGCCAAGTAAAGAGTATTGGGAAAATTTAAAAGAAACAAACCCATTAGAATTTATGACGCAAAAGGAAGAATTTAGGGATAAGCAAGAAGAACTTAAAAAAATTCAACAAGCACAAAATGAGTTAAACCAAAGGCAAATTGCAGAGCAACAAGTTCAAATGCAAAAACATTTAGCACAAGAACAACAAAATCTTGTAAAAGCATTGCCTGAATGGAAAGACGAAAAAATTGCTGAAATTGAAAAACAAAGAATTGTTAAATATGCTAAAAATCTGCCTGAAAAAGAAAGATTTTCAGATGTAGAGTTAAACAACGCATCAGATAGTAGAGCAATCTTAATTTTAAGAAAAGCAATGTTGTTTGATGAACTACAATCTAAAAAACCTTTAGTTAAGAAAAAAGTTCGTAAAGCACCCAAAATGACAAAATCTGGTAAAAAACTTGTTACAAAAAATTCCTTGAACAAAAATAAGGTTGATAAAGCCTTTAATAAGTTAAGGTCAACAGGTAGCATGGATTCGGCTGTTGATTATCTTTTACAAAAATCCAAATAACCTAAAAGGAAAAGACTATGGCAACATATAAAACCGCAAACGCTATCGGTGAAAGAGAAGATTTGTCAGATGTTATTACTCGTATAGACCCTGCAGAAACACCAATATTTTCTAATGGTAAAAAAGTAACTACATCAGGCGTATTTCACGAATGGCAAGTTCAAGAACTAACAGCAGCAGCTGATGACAACTATGTGGCTGAAGGTGCTGACTATTCTTATGTCAACCCAACAGCAACAACTAGACTTGGTAATTATCACCAAATTAGTGTTCAAGCTGCATCAGTATCAGGCACTTTAGATAGTGTTGATAAAGCTGGTAGAGATAAAGAAACAGCTTATGTTAAAGTTCTTAAAGGACTAGAACAACGCAGAGATATTGAAAAAGCATTATGTAAAAATGAGGCTCGTTCAGCATCAGACCCAAGAAAAGCAGGTAAAATTAGTTCATATATAACTAATGTAAGCCTTGTATCACCATCAACAACACCAACAGGTGATGGTAGTGATGTTTCTGACAAAGCTGGTACTAACGCTGCACTTACTTTAGCTAAAATAGATAGTGCAATGAAATTAGCGTATGATGATGGTGGACAACCTGATATGCTAGTTGTTTCACCAGCTAACAAAGTTGCATTTAGTGACTTATCAAGTGGTTCAGTCGCAACAGCACAATTACAATATTCAGCACCAAAAGAAATTGCTATTATTGGAAGTGTGTCAATGTATCTAACAGACTTTGGTGAGTTATCTGTCACAATAGACAGACAAATGCTAAATGATACAATATTCTTATTAGATAGTGACCATTATTCAGTTGGTTCATTACCTAATAGATTATTCTCTGTATCAGATGTTGCACCAACAGGTGACAGCACTAAGTTTGCTATTGTTTCAGAATGGACATTTGTTCCTACTGCACCAAAAGCACACGCAATGGTTACAGATTTAAGTACATCTTAATCTAACTAAAGAGGGCTGTCTTTGAGGGCAGCCCTCAAAAAACAAGAGAAAATAATGACAAAAAAAATTATTGGATATGACCCATACCAAAAGAAAACAACATATTTTCATGGAGGTAATGATGGTCAACATCATGTTTCAGTCGAACAAGAAACAAAACATATTATTAAAAAAGCAAAAGATTTAGATATTGATTACAAATCTTATGACTTAGTTGGTACTCAAAAACACATGAGGCAAGTAGCAGAAATACCTGCAAACCTATATTTTGAACTAACACAAAAACTTGGAGAGCCTAAAAAAAATAAAAAGGCATGGGCTAGATGGTTAAATGACCCTGACAACAAATATTTTAGAACCGGTGGTGGTAATATATAATGGCAATTACAACTTATTCAGAACTTAAAACAGCTATTGCTGATTTTTTAGCTAGAGATGATTTAACATCACAAATTGATACATTTATTGATTTAGCTGAAAGTCGCATATCTCGTGAACTAGAAACAAGGTCACAAGAAAATAGAACAACATTAACAGCAACACCTGATAATGCTTATATTTCTTTACCAACTGATTTACGAACTATACGAAATGTTAAGGTGATGAATAATCCAAGAGTAACATTAAGATACTTAACACCATTACAAATTAAAGTTGAATACTCAACAACAGGCACAGGATTGCCAAGAGTTTATAGTATTATTGGCGATAATTTATTTTTAGCACCTATACCTGATAGTGCCTATAATATAGAACTTACATATAGAGCAAGTATATCATCATTAAGTGATAGCAATACATCTAATACAGTATTAACAAGATACCCTGACCTATATTTGTATGCTAGTTTATTTCATGCTTACACATACTTACTTGATGAACAAAGAGCAGCACAATATGAACAATTAATACAATTAACACTACAACAAATAAGAGTTGATGAAGAAAAAGGTTCTTATGGTGCAAGTTTAGAAATGCGTAGTGTTTATGGTGAAATGACATGATGAACATGGCATTTGGTGAATGGTTACCTGACCAGCCTGACAATGTTAGTGGTGTTACAGTAGCAAAAAATGTAATACCGGCAGCAAGAGGTTATAGAGGTTTACAAGATTTATCACAATATAGTAATGCCGCAGATGGAAGAATAAGAGGATTATTTGCTGCAAAAGATGATAGTGGTGACCCTAAAATATTTGCTGGTGATGGAAGTAAATTATATGAATTTACTAAATCAAATTCTAATTTAACCAACATATCTAAAGCCGGTAATTATACAACACTTAATGATGAAGATGTTTGGAAGTTTATAGACTTTAGTGGTTTTGTTATTGGTGCATCAGGACATAACAATATATTACAAGTATATGATAATGGTACAAGTTCTGCTTTTGCTGACATATCTGGTAGCCCTGCTGCAAAACATATAGCGGTGGTTCGTGATTTTGTATTTACAGGCAATGTTAAGTATGGTGGCACAGCATATACAAATAGATTGTATTGGTCGTCACTAGCCTCTCATACAGGTTGGACTGCAGGAACAGACCAATCTGATATACAAGATATATTTGATATGGGTGATATAACAGGCATTGTTGGTGGTGAGTATGCAACGATATTGTGTGAAAAAGGTATTGTTATAGGCACTTATAGTGGTACACCACTTATATTCCAATTTGATAAAGTACAAACAGGGTTTGGTTGTAACTATCCTAATTCAGTTGCCAATGTTGGCTCAACTGTATTTTATCTATCAGATGATGGTTTTTACAAATTTGATGGCAGAACATCAACACCTATAGGTGCAGAAAAAGTTAATAGATTTTTCTTTGATGATTTTACAATTAGAAACAAAGGAAGAATGTCAACAGCAGTTGACCCTACAGAACAAATAGTTGTGTGGTCATATACATCAGGTAGTTCTAATGATGATAACCCTGATAGATTATTAATATATAACTATGCTTTAGATAGATGGTCGTATGCAGAACTCGATTGTGAACTTATATCTTCTTTTATGACAATAAATTACACACTTGAAGAACTTGATAGTATAAGCAATTCTATTGATGGATTACCTGCCTCACTTGATAGTGCTATTTATATAGGTGGTCAATTTATCTTTGGTGGTGCTAAAGACAAAAAGATACACACCTTTAGTGGTATTAATAAACAGGCTTTAATAGAAACAGCTGATTTAGATACAGGAAATGGTAGGACAAGTATTATTACAAATGTTATTCCTTATGTAGAAATTGCACAAGGAACAACACCTGATATATCAGCACAAGTATCTACAAGAAATAGACAAGTTGATAGTGATAGTTTTGGTTCAACATCATCATTAAATTCAAATGGATATTGCAATATAAGGTCAAATCAAGGTAGGTATCATAAAGTAAGATTAAATGTATCAGGCACTTGGAAATACATACAAGGTGTTGAATTAGAGGCAAAGACAACAGGTAAAAGATAAATGGCAGACAATCAATATAGAAAGTTACCTCAAGGTGGTGGTGACCCTAGATTAGTTGCTGAAATAGTAAACAGAACAATAGATGGTGGTTTAAATTCAACCGGTAGTGTTACCTTGCAAACCTCCTCTAGCACTACAACTGTTAGTGATGTGCGTGCAAGTGAAAACAGCGTTGTTTTATTTATGCCAAAATCGAGTAACGCTGCAAGTGAATTGACAAGTTTGTTTGTATCAGCAAGAACAAATGGTTCTTTTACAATTACACATAATAGTAGTGGAACATCAAGACAATATGAATACATCATCATTGGATAAAGAAGCGTGGTTGAAATCACGAAAGTATATATTAGAAGCATTGGATAGAGGTATTGATACGCATAGTGAACGAGATGTTTATGATGCAATAGTAAAAGGCAATGCTCAACTTTGGACAGGGCAAAAATCAGCGTGTGTAACTGAAGTTGTAACTTATCCTAAATATAAAGCATTAAGATTTTGGTTGGGTGGTGGAAATTTAGAAGAATTAAAAAAAATGGAAAAGCCAATTTGTGATTGGGCTAAATCTATTGGTTGTAAAAAATCAATGATTATGGGTCGCAAAGGTTGGTCAAGATTAAAAGACAAAGACAGAGCCTATGAAGAAGTAGGCACAATTTCAATAAGGAGTTTATAATGAGTATAGGTGGAAGCGAACAAGTAGGCACACAAGTATCAACAACATTGCCACCTGCGTATGTATTGCCACAACTTGCATACGCTGGAAATGAAGCACAAAGAATGTATAATGCAGGTACAGGATTTAATTATTTTCCTGAACAAACTGTTGCAGGTTTTAGTCCTGAACAACAAATGGCTCTCAATTTACAAACAAATAGAGCATTATCAGGTAGCCCTATCACAAGAGAAGGTCAAAATCTTGGTCTAAGTACATTGCGTGGTGACTTTTTAAGTTCAAACAATCCATTCTTACAAAAAGCAGTTATAGACCCTGTTACAGATAGGGTACAAGGCACTTTTTCTCAAGCAGGTAGGTTGGGGTCAGCTTACAACCAAAACGCCCTTACAAATGCTCTAAGTGATGTTTATTATAAAAATTATGAAACAGAAAGGGCTAGACAAAATAATATGTTAGCTAATGTTCCGGCATTAGCAAATCAAGACTATACAGATTATTCACAACTTGCTGCTGTTGGTTTAGATAGACAACAACAAGCACAAAGAATTATTGATGCAAATAAAAATAGATTTGATTTCTTACAAGCAGCACCACAACAAAGACTTGGAACTTTCTTAGGCAACTTAAATGCAGCTGCTGGAACTGGTCAACAAACACAATCACCTGTTTATGAAAATAGAGGTGCAAATATGTTAGGAAATGCTGCAACAACTGTAGGCATATTAAAAGACTTAGGTTTAGTATAGGAGTTATTATGGGATTATTTAACAACAATAAAAGAAATCCTAATGGATTGTTAGGTAATGTTTCAAGTCAAGGTTTATATGCTTTAGCAAATGCAGCGTATCAACAAGGAAAACCAACAGGTATGCCAACAGGAGGACTAAATCTTGCTGCACCTATTATGGCTTACAAACAAGCAAACAAAGGTAATGAAACAGATAGATTTTATTTACAATTAGGAATAGACCCAAAAGACCCTCTTAGGGAAGAAAAAGCTAAAAGAGTACAAGGACTTACAGGAACTCCAATGTATCAAAATTATTTAACAGCTAAAAATGCTGGCTATACAGGAGATTTTAATTCTTATGTAAGTGATGTAAATAATAAAACTTTAGGATTTAACACAGGAGTTCAACAACCTAATAAAGTTAGTAAAATTGACCCTCAAGTTGATAGCAATATAACAAATCCTAATATCTATTTGCCAACAGATAAGGCTATGGGTCAACCAGCAGCTGATGGTAGAATAAATGTCATAAGAGATGGCAAACCAAAAACAGTATTTTTTGAGGGTAGTGTAGCTTATGATAACGAAATTCGAAAATTTGAATTAAGGAGAGTAGAGGAAATTAAAAAATTACAACCTGTTTTTAATAATGCTGTAAGAATAAAAGAGATAGTTACTGAAAATCCAAATGCTGTAGGTGCGTTTTCAGCACTTACTGAAAGTGTTAGAGGTAGTGATGCAAGAACAGTACAAGATTTATTAGAACCAATCAAAGCATATACAGGTTTTGCAACACTTGCTGCAATAAAAGCATCAAGCCCAAAAGGTGGTGCATTAGGACAAGTTTCAAATCAAGAAATTTCTTTACTACAAAATGCTTGGGCTTCTTTGTCAAACTCTTTAAGTGCAAAAGATTTTGTTGAGCAGCTTGATTTAGTAGTTAAACAAGCTGAACAATCATTAAATAATTTAGAAAGAGAAGCACAAACAAAAGGTGTTCCTATAGAAAATGACCCTGTTGCAAAAGCCTTACAAAACGAATTAAACAGTTTTCTTAATACATACAAAGGTGTTGGTCAATCATCAACATTAAAATCAATAGATGAAATGTCAGAAGAAGAAATTGATGCGGAGTTAAATGGTTAATTATGGCGGATAGTTTAGAATTAAAAAAGAAAAAATTAGCTTTAAAAAGAAAAAGAGAAGCAGAGGCACAAAACAACAAAAACAATAGATTTTTAGATAGGGATTTTGCTCGTAGTGCTGTTGGTCAAGGTTTGTTTTTTGGTTATGGTGATGAAATAGAAGCAAAAATTCGTTCTATGATTGGTAAGAAAAGCTATGAGGAACTTTTGCCTGAAATTAGAGCTGCTTTAAAGGCGTATGAACAGGATTTTCCTATTCAATCACTCACTAATGAGGTTATTGGTTCTATTCCATCAGGAATATTATTAACATTAGGCACAAGCGGATTAGCAACTCCGGTAGTTGGAGGAACAAGATTAGCAACACTTGCAGGAAAAGCAAAACCATTTTTACAAGCTATGGGATTAGCTGGTTTATATGGTAGTGGTAAAGAAGAAGGAGATATACTAGAAAAAGCTAAAACAGGTGCAAAAACAGCACCATTTGGATTAGTTTTATATCCAATTCAAAAGTTGGCTGGAAGTAAACCTGCACAAGCATTAAAAGACAAATTAAACTTAACGATAGGTCAAAAAATTGGTGGTTCTGCAAAAAGATTTGAAGAAATTTTAAAATCAGTACCAATATTGGGTGAAACAATAAGAAAGCGTGAACAAGATGTTCTTCAACAAATGAATGTCAATATTTATGACAGAGTTTTAAAAAATATTGGTAAAAAATTAGACAAAAACAAAGTAGGACATGAAGCCTTTGATGAGGCTGATGGTTTTATTCGAGATGCTTATAAAGAAATTATACCAAAATTAAAATTAGATGAAACTAGCATACAAACATTAATAAACAAAATTAAATCTATTGGTTCAGATAATTTAAATATATCAACAGATGTTGGAGAAGATTTTATAAAAAAAACAACTAATTTAATTAATAACAATATAACCAAATCAAGTCTTAATAAAAACGCAAGAGATATATCAGGTCAAAATTTAAAAAATTTAGAAAGCAAATTAAGTCGTAGTATTAGTGATGGTATGAAAAGTGGTGATGCTTCAGTAAGAGAAAATGCTTTTCGATTACAAAAAGTACGAAATGAACTTACAAAATTGATGGAAAATAATAATCCTAAATATGCAGATAAATTAAAAAAAATAAATTTAACATTTCGTCAATTTTTACCTATTGGAAACGCTGTTAGTTCATCAGTTAAAAATGATGGTGTATTTACAACAGGTCAATTAATTACAGGAATAAGACAAACTTCACCAAAAAGAGATTTAAGACGAGGAAGTGGTGGTGCTGGTTTACAAAAAGAAGCCCAACAATATCATAATGTTTTAAAAAATGTTGTACCTGATAGTGGTACACCAGAAAGGGGTTTAGGACTAGCAGGATTAGGTGGTGCAGCATATTTTACTGACCCTGTTACAGTTGGTACAGCATTAGGGGCTGGCACAGCTTTATACACAAAAGGTGGTCAACGAATTGCTGACATAGTTACAGACAAATTAAGTCTTTTAGGTACATCAGGTGGACTTGCAAATGTTACAAAAGAACAAACAGGATTATTAAATTAGGAGTATATAATGGCAAAAACAAAAATATCACAGTTTGATGCAAACGCAGCAAATAATACTGACTT